GACTGTAACCCCAAAAGAGTTGGCTGCCTCCTACATACCAGAGCGAAAAAGCCAAAACCGTCCCGCGATTTGCTGGAGCGCATGGCGCTGGACGGGCATGGGCCGGAGGAGATATCCCAGGCCACCGGATACAGCATATCGACCACCGCGATGTACATGAAAGAATTTTTTAAGGCTGGACCATGTGAACGATGCTCATCCAAGAGCATTTGTGATGCGACCGGCGGGACGTGCAGAAGAAAAGAGCGGTGGAAAACTTGCAAGGAGGAACCGAACGGTGGACGATAAGACGCGCGCCCTGCTGGGCGATAGAGAGGCGGCCAAGCGGCTGACGGATGCGGGGGTGGTGCTGATGCAGGGAGATTGCCTGGAACTACTGCAAGACATCCCGGACGGTAGCGTGGATATGGTGCTGACTGACCCTCCGTATTCCAGCGGCGGAATGTATCGCTCTGATAGAGCGAACGGATCAAGTAAAAAATATCAAAGCACAGACACAAAAGATATCAAGCCTGATTTTGCGGGGGATAATCGAGACCAACGCAGTTTTACGCTTTGGGAAACATTTTGGGTTTCTGCTGCGAAAAAAAAGATGCGCCCAGGCGGCATCGCAGTCATCTTTACCGATTGGAGGCAGTTGGCAGCGACTATTGACGCCGTGCAGTGCGGCGGGCTTGTGTACCGGGGGGTTATTCCATGGATTAAAACCGCAGCGAGACCACAAAAAGGGCGGTTTACGCAAAACGCCGAATATTGTGTTTGGGCATCAAATGGACATATTCCAAATGAGGGTGGAAACTACAAAGGATATTTTGTTTGTAATCCGAAAGCAACATCTAGACGGATACACGCGACTGAAAAACCTATCGAGTTGTTGGAGCATTTAATGGCTATTGCTCCTGATGGCGGAACTGTTATGGATATGTTTATGGGAAGTGGATCCACCGGCGTTGCCTGTGTCAACACGGGGCGGAAGTTTATTGGCATAGAATTAGACCCCGGATATTTTGAGGCGGCGAAACAGCGAATTGAGGAGGCACAGGCGCAAGCCCGCCTGGCCTGGAACACCCGCGCGCCGATTCTGAGCGCGGAGGAATTGCAGAGATTGGAGGCCCAGCCGTGACGCGGGAAGAAGCGATTGACATTTTGGCGGAAAGCAAGCGACAGAATGAGGTTATGAGAGATACCCCAAGCACGTTTTGGGTGTCACACCAAATGGCTGATGGAGTTAAAAATGCAGAAAGACGAATTGCAGCTCTTAACCTCGCCCTCTCCGCCCTCCGCCCCGTCAGCCGGGAGCAGGTGGAGCGGCTGTGGCCGGGGTGTGACCGTTGCAAAGCAGCTGATACAGCAATCGCATGGGAGCGGTGGGGACACCAATACTGTTCTCAATGTGGTCGCCCTCTCACCCCAGAGGCGTGGGAGGAACTGAGAAAGAGACTGGAGGCGCTAAACAATGACAAAAAATGAATTTATAGCCCTAATTGGGCAAGACGTAGTTGTAGACTATCCATTTGGCCGAGAACTCCAGCGGTGGAGCATGAAAAACTTTTATATCGATGGAAATGGCGAAGTCAAACATAATCGTCTCACGCTTATTATGGATGCTTTTATTGCCAACGCAAGAAATCCCCACAAAGGGAAGCCCACGCATGGTTAAGGAGGCGCTGAAAGATGAGTGCGATTGATTCGGATGCGCTAAAGGAGTATATCAAGAAAACAGATTTAACCGCTGTTGAACGGGGTGCGCTTTTGCAGGCGATCTCTAATATGTCCACCCTCACCCCGCCGAACGAGCCGCTGACGCAGGCAGACCTTGATAGCATGGACTATGACAAGGTATGGATTGACTATGGGGACGACGGTGAGTGGGCGCTGGTGGTAAACGGTCGAATCTATTGCCTGGCAGTACTAGAGGGCGCCGGGTTCGAGGACATCTTGCGGGAGGAGCTGGGCGGTGAGACCCTGGATCGCCCCAGTGGAGATTACACCGTGTACCGCCGCCCGACGGAGGTATCGCCATGAGACACCAATACACCCGCGCAGAGCTGGAATCCATCACCCAGGAGACGGCAATCTACATTGAGGGCGCAGGGATAGCCCAGCTCCAATGGGGCGGCCTGGAGATTGCAGAAGGGTGCAGGGATGGATATCTGTACTGCAAGCACATCAAGCCGTTTAGCCTGGAGCTGTACGGCCAATACTGGACGGCCTTTGACGGGCCGCCGGAGGAGGGGTGAGCATGGAGAGACTGACATACTGGTGTGACAATGGGCATGGTGGTGGAAAATGGTTTGTAGCTATCGATGCCGAAGGAAGAGAAGATTACGGGCCGCACGTTGACCGCCTCGCAGCCTATGAGGAGACTGGCTTGGAGCCGGGGGAAATCGAACAGCTCAAAGGTGAAGCATTTGGTCTGAGAGTGGACAAGCAAGAGCTGGAGCAATATCGTGCTCTCGGCCCCATTGACCGCCTCCGCGAACTGGCCGAGGCCGCACTACGGAGGGAGCAGGATGGCTGATATTCTTACAATTATAGCCGCTGTGGAGTGGATGGCGCTTGGCCTGCTTGTCCTGTGGAAGCTCAAGGGGTGGAATCGAAAGATGGAAGAGTTATACGAAGACATGAAGAAACAGTGGGAGGCCGAGCATGAGACTAGTTGATGCGGATAATGCACGAGAGTGCTTTGGTGGTGATGGGGTGACTGGAGCCGTCATGAAGCGTATGTTTGATAGCCTGCCCACCATCGACGCCGTGCCTGTGGTCAGGTGCCGGGATTGTGAGTGGTTCAATCACTATACCATGGAATGTGAGAGTGATGATGTTGCAACAGACCATGAGGGCGGAGCGTCGTTTAGCATTAACTTTGGCCCGGATGATTTCTGCTCCTACGGCCAGCGAAAGGAGGCCGACCATGGCTAATCTGATGTTTGCTGATGCAGAGTGCCCTAACTGCGGCAGAAACTGCGGAAATGGAGGACGCGGAGATATCTTCTACTGCCCCTCCTGTGGCTGGAAGGGAAAAATCAAGGGTGCCGAAAATGACATGAAGTTTATCGAGGAATATATTCGGTTTTGCATCGAACGTGACAAGGAGGCCAACCTAGACGAAGCCATCGAAAAGTACCTGAAAATCAAGGAGGAGGCCAACATGGACAAGCCGAGAATTTGCGAGGTGCTTGGGGTTGAACCAGAAGAAAAGTTTGAAATTAGAGGAAACACGTTAGGGCGATTTCGTATCAATAAATATGGGACATTCCAGATTGAAATATCAAATGACTGCTGGGGATTCTCCACTGTGGAATGTCTTAACAATCTCATAAATCATCCAGAAAACATCGCCCGCAAGCCCCGCTGGACGGAGCAGGAGGTGGAGAGGGCGAAGGCTATCAAAGTGCTATATCCAGTTGTTAAAACATTGGCATACGTTGATATAGTGGGACAGACATTTTACATGTATGATGACGAAGACAACTATAAGGGCAGTCTTGATAACCTTGATGAAACGTTTCCTACGCTGAGGAGCATAAGGCGGGCCACATTGGACGAGATCATCGGAGGTGCCCAATGATTTCCTTGAAATGCCCTGATTGCGGGTTCTTTTTCAGCGTAGACTTTCCTGACGATATTTCCGAAGATGAACGGGTCGAACTGTATACCTGCCCTTGCGGAGCAATGATGGAGGAAGTTCCGTTCAGTATGGATTATATACCAACAATCGGAGGTGCCAAATGACCAGAGAAATACTTTTCAAGGCCCAACGGCTGGATAACGGCGAGTGGGTGGAGGGAAACATTGTGGATGTCCCGGAAGATGCCGACTTTATGCCCGGAGCGTACATTCTACCGCGGCTGGTATCGGCCAGGGCAGACCCGCCCACAAAAGGTATCATGCTCGGAGGTTTCTTTGAGGTTGACCCCTCCACGGTCTGCCAGTATACCGGCCTGACCGACAAGAACGGCGTGAAGATTTTTGAGGGTGATATTTTGAGCTACAACGGATCAAGAGAGCCAGTTATTTTTAACACAGATCTCAGAATCCCATGTTTCACAACTGGAATTGGAAGCGGAAGCAGCACCCCACTACATCCGTACAAACTGAGCAAGCGCCATTTTGTCATCGGCAACATCCACGACGGGGAGGGCGGGCAACATGAGCGAGTGGATTAGCGTCAAGGACAGGCTGCCGGAAAGTCAAGCGGATGTCCTTGTGGTGGCGTTTTGGCATGAACGCTGGCAGACCATGATGGGCTG